TACTTCATCAAGTGAAAGAGTATCCATCCAAGAAACAAATTCTCCTGCATCTTCTTCAGATAAATGAGAAATTATCAAAGCCCAAATTTCTTTTTCTTCCTTATTTAAAGGTCTACCAAGTTTTTTGTTTATAATCTTATCCAAATTTGCAATTTGATAACCAACATAACCAACCATTGGAACTCCATAAACTAACAAATTTACAATAGGTTCCGAAACTTTTCTCAGAGGATTAACCTTGGCCGATTTAGCCGCTGATTTTAATTTTTCCAATGTGTCTTTTGAGGTTTGTTTTAGTACCTCTCTAACTTTAGAACTTGTTCCCATCATGGTTAAAGCTCTACTTTCTTCTTTGGTTAATTTACTTAACACTATTTCTCTTTCAAGGGTTGTCATTGATGGTCTTATTCGTGATATTTTACTAATCAAAGAATCTATTACTGGTTTAGAAAATTTCATTTATTCTAAGGCCACTCTGACCGGTCTTGATGCCATAATTAATGGTAATAACAAATACAATGTTTCAAGATTAATCCTATCTTTGTCTTGAGCTTGTTTTGCTTTTTGTAGTGAGTATACATTTAATCCGGCATCAATAAATACTTGTAGAGCTAATCCCCACCCGTACCCTGGCAATAAAATTCCAGCAACTACCGCAGCCCCAATTTGTAATTTCCAACCATGTTTTTCCCACCACTCATCATTACAAGGTGGCTTTGGTTCATCCCATTTTGCGTAAAATAACTTTTTTTCTGAATTGTAGTAAGGTTGTCCTACTATTCTATTATTTGAGTTTAAAACAGAACCATCGATTATTCCTTGGAAAAATTTTAAATATTGTTTTTTACAATTTTCATCTTGTAGTGATTCGTCAATTACATTTTTAGGAAAAACTCTTAATAGAATAGGATTTTTTGTAATATCAGATTGTGAGGACTCCAATTCTTTAATATATTCTTCTTCTTGTTTTTCATTTTCTTTTCCTGATACTGCGGTCATGAGTTCTATCTCGCTTTTTTCATTGGGTGTTCCGAATTTTTTCAAAAACTCCGCAGCCTCTTGTTCTGAATAGCCAGCCTCTACGGCATACATGAAAATATTTTGCCCACCACCAAATAATGATTGCATTATATTTTCATCAATTTTTTTATTATCATATAAAAATCTAAGAGCTTCTATATTACCTGGAGAAGATTTACTTAAATATCTATAAAATTCTTCAGGAGTTAAACTAAAGAAATCTTCCCAAGACTTATCTATTTTACTTGGTCCTCCTTGAGACATTCCTTTATCTCCACCAAGATTAACTTCATTATAAAATTTAAAAGTATCATTTTTTTTACTGTCATTACCTCTTGAGTCTCTTGTAAGATATCCTTCTTTTGTTACTAACTTATTACTTATAAAATCCCAAGCTTCTTTCCTTGTTTTGAAATCCCCTACTGTTTTTTGAGTCTGTTTGATTTTTTGTTGAGTTTGGTATTTTGTGGGTTTGGGCTCAACATATGCCGTAACACTATTTTCATTACAAATTGTTGTTGCCGGCCTATCAATTACAATACCGGCCTTTTTCCCTGAGAGTAAAGATGATTCGGGTTCTTGTGGTGTTTGACCAATATTATTACTAGTATCTTTAACAATATTTTGATATTTTTTTTCAAAAAATTCTTTACGTAATATCTCTTTAATTGGAATCATTATTTTATAAAAATCATTCTTATTTAATTCTCTTCTCGAATAAATTTCATTTTCTAAAATAACACTTGAAATTGTAGGATTATTGTACATTCCGTATCCGATGAAGTCAGGTGTTATTACCCCACTTGTCGGTGTAATTTTTTTAAAGAGTTCAACCAATTCCCTCATTGTCAATTTCTTTAACTGACAAGCATAGTCTTTTATATTGTCCTCATATCCTTGATTTACACTTTGAATCATCTCTGGAGTACCATAAGCCGGAGCCCCTTTTGTTTTTGGGGAACTTCCGCTCTTTACACCAGTTATATTGTCACTAACGGGTACTCTTGTGGTAGGGGGGTCTGTAATGTCTTCTTTATCGACACCATATTTATTATAGAAATCATCATTACTTAGATTTAAGTAATCTAAATCTTGTTGTTTTTTTAGTTGTTCAGTTGATTGTTCTAAAATTTGGACCTTTTCTAAATTTTCAGATAAAGTTTGACTATTGTTATACTTCATCAAAAGAAGAACTCTTTCTAATATTTCTTTTTGATTATGCTCCACCGCCACCTCCTCCTGAACCTGGTAATTGATTTGCAATACCTCTTGTTAGTCCTGTTGACCATTTTTCACCTTTAAGACCAAGCATATTAGCCTTACCCCTCTTGAGTGAGTATAACTCATTCCAATTTGAGCCTCTTTTGTTTGTGTTTTGAGTAGTCGCCCCACCTGCCGCAGCGTCTTGTTCTGACATTTCCATTTTTTCAGGACCGTCAGATAGAGATTTGAATAAATCTATGTATGTGTCAATATCAACTTTCATTAGAAAGGAACTGAATTTGGTAGGTCATCTGAATTTTCTTCGTAATATTCTGTAAGAAAATTCTTTAGTTCTTGTTTATCTATTTTTATTTCTTGGAAATCATCTCTGTCCCCAACAAAAAGTTCATCTGTGTCTTCTTCATATGATAAATACAAATCTTCTGATTCGTAACTATCTGATTCAATTATAAGATAACCATAATCTTTCGTTAAGGAAATCTCAAATTCTGCTTCTCTCATTTGTGTCTCTGGGTCCCCTGCAACTCTAAAGCTTACTTCTATTGAATCCGAGGATGGATTATAGTAGTAATCAATAATCTCCTTAATTTTCATAATCAATATTTCTTAAATCTATCAAACATATTCAATGACTCATTGATTTGTTTGATAATTTGATTCTTCCTTGATTTAATTTTAATTGATTCTTCAATTTGTTCTTCGGTATACATAGAAGTTCCACATTCACACATATTACCTTCAGCAAGTTCTTTTCCACACTTTTCACAAGTTTTACCTTCTTTCATTTCACACATCTCACACATTTCCCCTTCGTACATAGTTCCACACTCATTACAAGTTTTTTTCATAGGTTTGTTAATACCCTTGTTCTTGTACTCAGAAACTTCACCTTTATTATTAACAGTAATACCAATTTCATCTAAGGCTAAATTTTCAACCGTTAAAGGTGTTTCTTTATTCATTTTTGGTTCCATAGTTTGGTAACCATCATATATGCTTCTTTGTTTTTCTCTAATTGATTTTCTTTCTTCTTCAGAAATGTTTAAAAAGTATGCTCTCATTATAAAATGTTTTGCAATAAATATATTAATATTTTCATTTGATAAAATTTATAATATAATTGTATTATGTTAGACCCGTTTGAAATTAATTCTCCCGTATTCGAAGATAATCGGGGATGTTTTGCTCCAGTCAAATTATTCGGCGATTGGATTCAATCTAATATTAGTATTAGTGATAATATATTCACATTTAGAGGTTTACACTTACAAAAAGGACTTCATAAACAAAGTAAAAGAGTCTCAGTAGTTAGAGGTTCAATTATTGACTTTTGCGTTGATTTAAGACCTGAAACATTTGGAAATGTGTATCAATTTGTCTTGGGTCCTGGTCAAGGTGTTTTTGTTCCAAACTATTTTGCTCACGGGTTTTTAACTTTAAAATCAGGCACTATTGTAAATTACCTTGTTGATAATGACTACAATAAAGAAAGTGAAGTTTGTATTAAATGGGACTCAGTGCCTGATGTAAAAGAAGCAATTACAAAATACATGGCAGGTTGGGATATTGAAATGACTATAAGTAGTAAAGACGAAGAGGGTATTACACTTGAGGAATATAAAGAACAGATTTAATTAAGTGGTGGTTTACCATCGGCAACCCACTTATCATACCCACCCATACCATACTTATTAAATAATATTCGTTTTTCGGAATCTGTCATATTAACAATTTCTTTTCTCTTGTTTGAAATTTCTTGTCCTTTTTCTCTTCCAAAAGTTTTTTCGTTAAAATAATCAACTAAATTTAAAAATACTTTTCCGGCAAAAGGGGCGACCATACCTACAAGCCCGCCATTAAGTTCTTCCTTGTCATTGTTAATAATTCCACTAACAATTGAATCTAAATCAATTGCAGTTTCAAAATAAGGGATAAACCCTGCAAGATTTCCCAAAAGTTCAATTTCAGAATCACCAATACCAGCTTGTTTTGACTTCTGCTTAACTTTTACCAAATATTCTGAAGTAATATTAGAGTCTTCAGGTAATCCCAAGTATTTTTTGTTGGCCTTAACAACATCTTCCTTTGTTGAGATATTTTTGTACTTTCCTTCTTTATCTATCCACGGAAGATTGGCAGGTGGGATTGGTTGTTCCGATATTACTCTTTTAACTATTCTAACTAAATCTGATTCAGTTAATCTTATAATTTTTTTCATAATATCTTTTTTAAAGATAAATATAACTAAAAACGATTTCTTTTAAAATAAGTCTGTAGAAATTAGACATATAAGTGAGTTAGTTGCAATGTTCAGCCACCAACTCTGCAAGAATATCGCCATGACACGATAGAGGTTTACACCAACAACCAAGCACCTTACCTTTAAGTTCGTGTAAATCATTCATTAAGTGTTTACCTTCTCCGTTGCTAATCCATTCACGATATGCTTGTACTGCTTCATCTCTACTACCTACAATATGTTTTGCAAGTGTTTTACCATCTTGCTTGTGTGTGAATGGATTACCCCATTTGCTTGGTCTTCCAATATACACATCGTAAGGTGCTTTTTTGCAATGAACAACACTGCAACTAACAACAGGTATATTCAATTGCGGATTTTGTGTTCCTTGTATCATTTGTTCTCGTATTTAAGTTATTTGTATTTTGATAATTTAGTGCTTCGTAGTCCGCAACTGAAATATACCTGCGGACGTTATATTCAATGGTTTAAAACTTATTATTTTTCCATTATTTTAAACTATTTTATTAACCATAAAGTACATTAAAATCAACATGCTAACAAAAAACATAAGTATAACATATGCAGACAAAGAATAGTATTTTCTATTCTGAATGTCAAATTTTGTTGGTAACCACGCCAACAAACAAAACAAAATAAATAAAAAAATTGTTATCCCAGAAAAAATTTGTATCATTGTACAAGATGTTTATGCAAACATACAAAACAATTTACAATCTTCCAAACTATTTATCAATATGTTATATAAATTAACAGAACAAATCGCTGAATTGGGTTCACCAATATTAAAGTATTATGCTTTTGATTGGGATGATAATATTCTTCAAATGCCCACTAAAATTATGCTTGTTGATGAGGGGGGTGATGAAGTTGGGATGACTACAGAAGATTTTGCAAAGTTTCGTTCTAAAATAGGTGTGGAAGATTTTGACTACGAAGGTAGAAAAATTGTTGGATATGCTGATGATCCTTTTCGTAATTTCAGAACTTCTGGTGATAGGAAATTCCTATTGGATGCTATGGTCGCTAAACCAGGACCAGCGTGGTCTGACTTCATTGAAGCTATCAACAGCGGTTCTGTTTTTTCAATTATTACAGCTAGAGGACATAATCCAAGAACAATTAGAGAAGCTATTTATAATATGATCGTCCAAAATCATATGGGTATAAACAAAGAGTTACTTGTTAAGAACTTGAAAAAGTACAGAAAAATTACCAAAGAAGGACCAGTGAATAGTAAAGATCTTATCAACTATTATCTAGACCTGAACAAGTATTATCCTGTTTCATTTGGAGATGAAGGAAGTGCCTCCAGTCCTGAAGAACTCAAAGTAAAAGCTCTTAGAGAGTTCATTAATTATGTTAAAGGACACGCAAAGAGGTTGAAAAAGAAACTTTATTTGAAAGATGAAATAAGTAATAGGTTTTTACCTACTATTGGGTTTTCAGATGATGATAAAAAGAATTTAGAAAAAATTAAACAAGAATTTATTAAAGAACCTCTTTTGAAGACTTATGATACTTCATCAGGAACTAAAATCAAATATTAATACAAATAATCAGAAAAGCTAAAAAGAACTTCTCAAAGAACATATAACCTTTTTTCAAGAACTACTACAAATTCATATACAAATTATTGGATTAAAAAAAAAAGTAAATAGAAAAAAATTTATAACCTAATATTTATAAACAAAAAACAAAAAAGTTATGGCTGATTTATTAATGAAAATGCCCGTTCCGTATGAACCGAAAAGGGTTAACCGATTTATACTAAGATTTGATTCAACGTTAGGTATTAACGAATGGTTTGTTGAATCGACTGATAGACCTTCTATCGATATTGGATCAACGGAAATTCCTTTCTTAAACACTTCAACGTTCGTTGCTGGACGATTCAAGTGGAATGCAATGAATATTACATTCAGAGATCCTATTGGTCCTTCAGCCACACAAGCTCTTATGGAGTGGGTTCGCCTACATGCTGAATCAGTAACTGGTCGTATGGGTTATGCTGCTGGATACAAAAAGAATCTCGATTTAGAAATGCTTGACCCAACAGGTGTGGTTGTAGAAAAATGGATTTTAGATTCATGTTTCATAACAAAATCAGCTTGGAATCAGGCACAATATGGTCAGGATGGTCTTGCAACACTATCAGTCACAATTCAACCAGACCGTTGTATACTAGTGTACTAATAATTTTATTCAACAAAATCCTTAAAATCGAATCCCGTATACAAAATATATGGGATTTTTTTATTGACTAATTAATTTTAGAAACTATTAATTATAGTACTTACTAACTTATGGACGAAAATTTAATTAAATACGGTCAAGAGAACTTTTCTCTACCACACGATGTTGTAAAATTACCCAGTGGTGGTAGATTTTACCCCAACAGAAAAAAATCAGTAAAGGTCGGTTACTTGACAGCTAACGACGAAAACCTACTACTAGCTTCAACAGGAGATGATTTAATTATCAACCTTCTAAGATCTAAAATATATGAACCAGACCTAAGACCTGACGATATGATAAACGGTGACCTCGAAGCAATACTCATCTTTTTAAGAAACACGTCGTTTGGTCACGAATATAATATTCAAAGTGTAGATCCACAAACTGGAAAACCGTTCAAGGCTGTTTTGGGTTTAGATGAGTTAGAATTCCGAAAACCAAACGTTGAACCAGACGAAAACGGGACGTGGACTGTTACACTTCCTAAGTCACAAACATCTGTAACAATTAGACCTTTGACGTATAAAGAAATTACAGACATCAATCGTCAAGGGGATAGCTACCCCCAAGGTAGAGTTGCACCGAAAGTAACTTGGAGACTACAAAAACAAATCGTTGCCATTAACAATGATAATACACCTCAAACTATTGCGAAATTTATTGATACGATGCCTATTATGGATTCTAAATTTATAAAAAATTTCTTAGAGGTAAACGAACCAAAAATTGAACTAAAAAGAACAATTACAGCCCCGTCAGGAAATAAGGTAGATGTAGAGATCACCTTTGGGGCGGAATTTTTTCGAGTTTTCTTCTGATTATAGGGGATATCAAGTGGATGAATTTTTTGTACTTAACCAACGTCTTAGTATTTCTTATTCTGATTATTTGACTATGCCAATATTTTGGCGTAGAAGATTGTTAGATAAACTGTCCGCCACTTAAAACTCAAGTTTGAGTATTTATTTGAAAAAAAAACAATGGCAGACCAGGATCCAAATAGTGGTTTTTCCGACTTTAAAAACAATGTTATAGCCGAACTACAAAAGAT